GCTCCTACAGATGGACTGTGGGAAGATAGCAGGACTGATGAAGCACAGGTTGGTGCTTCCTATGAAGATCTAGAATGGGTTATGGAATCTGGAATTTTCATTCATGAAAAACATCCAGAGTCTGCTACCATGTGGATGGGTAAAGAACTAACCGAAAATCAAAAGTCTGCAATCAAACAGTACGGTAAGTTTCATCGCCAGAACAAGCATAAAATGATCTCTATTCCAACATTCAAACTATGAAAATTGGTGTAATTGGTGCGGGGCGACTTGGTATTTGCTTCGCACTTCTTTGTGAACAAGCAGGGTATGATGTATTAGTCTCTGATATTCGCGAAGATTACGTCGCTGATCTTATGGAAAAGAAGATCAAGACTAATGAACCTGATGTTCAAGATTTGCTTAGTCAATCTAATAATTTTTCAGCCACAACTAGTAATCAAAAAGTAATTGAAGAGTGTGATATCATTTACACACTTGTTGCAACTCCATCTCTGCCTAGTGGTGACTATGATGTCAGTGCTGTGTGGAGAGTTGTTGATGATATCATCGAATCTGGTGTGAAGGATAAACCTTTTATCGTTGGATGCACTACTAATCCTGGTGATTGTGAGATGTTCCAAGATAGACTGGATGAAGTTTATTGGGAAACTTTTTACAATCCAGAATTTATCGCACAAGGATCTATTGTTAAAGATCTTCAGAACGCTGATATGGTTCTTATTGGCGGTAAGTGGGGTAAAACATTTGATAAATTATCTGAACTTTATCATAAGATTCAGGTTACAAAACCTCAAATTAGTTTGATGTCTAGAACTGCCTCAGAGGTAGTTAAAATCGCCACTAACTGCTTTCTTACCACAAAGATCAGTTATGCCAACATGATGGGACAGGTTCTCACTCTAGACGGCATGGAGGATGAAATTGATACCGTGCTCGATGCTATCGGTGCAGATAGTAGGATTGGTAAAAAGTATCTGAAGTTTGGTTATGGTTTTGGTGGCCCCTGTCTGCCTAGAGATAATCGTGCCTTTGCTGCCTATGCTAAGAGTCTTGGAGTTGAATATAACTTAGGTGCTACGACTGATAATTTCAATGAAACACATAATAAGTTTCTTCTTGATTACATGATTTGTAAGAATCATAAGAGTCTTCCTTTTTACTTTGACTACGTTTCATATAAGAAAGGAACAGATATACTTACAGAAAGTCAACAGTTTAAACTTTGTAAGGAATTACTTAATCAAGGATATACTGTTTACATCAATGATAACGAAACTATTCTAAATCGCGTAAAAGATACTCTATATGATCAATACTATGATAGAGTAAAGTTTGGAGAACCTAACGAAGAAGTATTTGAGGTAGATATCTAATGACTTTTACTAACGCCGAGAAGAACAAATCAAAACATAAACTCCGTAATTTTGGCCCTGTTTATTACCTAAACCTAGATGATCAACCAGAACGGCGTCAGTTCATGGAAGATCAGTTTGAGTACTGGGGAATAGAAAACTATGAACGTATCTCTGCTTATGATGGTAGAGATGATGATCTTGGGCATATTATTAAGGGAAGATATCCAGATCTAATGTCTTCTGGTGAGATTGGTTGTACCACTTCTCATCTAAAAGCAATTAAACACTGGTTAGAAACATCTGATAGTTCTTATGCAATCATCATGGAAGATGATTGTAGTCTTGAAACAGTACAATGTTGGAACTTTACATGGGATGATTTTATTGCATACACTCCTTATGACTATGATGTCATTCAACTCGCAATTATTTGTACAGGCGATATTCATGTCAAGATTCATAAGAGGTTCGTAAATGACTTCTCTACCGCTTGCTACATGATTACTAGACGCCATGCACAAAAACTGTTAGACTTTCATGTGCGCGGTAACAAATACAAACTAGATAACGGAGTCAAACCGCGTCCTGTTGCAGATGATTTAATCTACAATTCAGGTAACACATACTCCATTCCACTTCTTCTTTATAAGACTGATTTGGGTTCTAGTATTCACCCAGAACACGTTGATGCTTTTCATATAGGTAACTATAGAGCACAATCTAATTACTGGATTACAAATGGTGCTCAAATGAGTATCCAGGATCAAATGAATTATGATCCATATTTGGGTAGAATTACTGAGAACTCTGCCGCTATAGCAGCTGCAAAAGAAAAGGAGAATAATAATGTCTAAAGATGTTTATTATGAGGACTTTATTGGATTTTATGAAAACAAATTCCCCGACAGATTATGTGATGCATTAGTTCAGGTGTTCAATCAAATTGAAAATGATCAATGTTTTGATATAGAAAGAAAAAATACATATTTGCGAAATGATTTTTCTTTAAACTTGTTGCATTTTAATCAAGGAGGTAAACTTACATCTAACTGTAGTAAATTTGTGCTTGATAGTTTTGCAGAATATGCAGATAATTATGCAATATTAAAAAATTGTCTTATCTATAATCCTGCATTAAAACTTCAAAAAACTATCTCTGGGGGTGGGTTTCATAATTGGCATTGTGAACATGGATATTTTTCAAACGATTTAGATAAAGATAGATTGTTGGCATGGATGGTTTATCTCAATGATGATTATCAGGGCGGAGAAACTGAATTTAATTACCTTTTAAAAAGAATTAAACCTAAAAAAGGTACACTGTTAATGTGGCCGACGGGATTTACACATACTCATAGAGGTGGTATGGTACTCAGTGGTACAAAGTACATTCTTACTGGGTGGATCTATTTTGCTGAGATTGATTCAAGCCAATCCCCGGTATCTTATCAAGATATTAAACCATCTTGACAGAATCTGAAGAAACTGTTATTATAAATACTTAACCTTTTGCTTTGCATTAGGTATAATTACCAGAACCATGTCGAGGTTCTTTCCATCTGCGGGTAACCATTCCGCAAGTAAATAAAGGTACACAAAAATGTTTAAAACTGTATTCGCAGCAACTGCTGCACTGTTCACTTCCGCAGGCGCTGCCCTTGCAGGCCCTTATGTCAACGTAGAAACCAATGCAGGTTGGGCGGGCGACGACTACATCGGGGCAACTACAGATATCCACGTAGGCGTTGAAGGCGAAGTCGGTGCTGCTTCCATCTATGTTCAGGGTGGCCCTGCTATTGTCGCTATCGATGGTGAAGAGAACGAAACCCGTATCTCCGGTAAGGTTGGCGTTGGCGTCCCCGTAACTGATGCACTTGGATTCTACGGTGAACTCTCTGCGATTACCGCTACCGATGAGTTTGAAATGGATGATCTTAGCGTCGGTGGTAAACTGGGTGTGAAGTACAACTTCTGATAAGTTAATTAATATTCATCTAGATGTGTTGGGGTGCTGACGAGCACCCCTTTTTTGTGCCTTGCGGTGCTTAAGGGATTTTTAAGAGAGTAAAATTCGGGTTAAACATGTTAAAATATACAGGTTATTCAAAACATCGATGAATTTCAAAACAATCGCATCTGTTGCTCTGGTAGCACCTGCCCTTGTTGCATGTAGTAGCGCAGATAATACGTCTTTCAAACTGAATGCAGCAGGAGCTACCTTCCCTGCTCCTTTGTATAACTCCTGGTTCCAGACTATGGCACAGGAGACTGGAAACCAAGTGAACTATCAAGCAGTTGGTAGTGGTGCTGGTGTCCGTCAATTCACTGCTAAGACTGTTGACTTCGGTGCATCTGATGGTGCTGTGAGTGATGCTAAACAGAAACTACCGATGATTCATATTCCCATGACTGGTGGTGCTATCGTCCCTGCTTACAATCTGTCTGGTTGTGATGCCAAGATGACTCAGACTCAACTTGCTGATGTCTTCCTTGGTAAGATTACTAACTGGAGCACCTTCGGTTGTGCTGATAAGCAGATCGTCACCGTTCATCGTTCTGATGGTAGTGGCACTACTAAAGGTTTTACCAACTCTCTAGCAGCATTCTCCCCTGAATGGAAGAAAACTGTAGGAACTGGTAAAGCGGTTCAGTGGCCTGTTGGTGTTGGTGGTAAAGGTAACTCTGGTGTTGCTGGTGTTATCAAGAATACTGAAGGTGCTATCGGTTATCTGAACTATGGTTATGTGAACGGTGATAAGTTCCAACAGGTTGCTCTGCAAAACAAGGCAGGCAACTTTGTGAAAGCAAACAGTGAAACCTCCGCTGCTGGACTTGCCAAGATCGTCTTAGACGATAAACTTCGTGGTGCAGATCCTAACCCTGCAGGTGCGAATGCTTATCCAATCGTATCTCTGACTTGGATCCTTGCTTATCCTGAATCCAAAACTG